AAGTACGATATTATTAAGAAAGTTTCTACTCGCTATGAATTGCCAGACGGTTCTAAAGTATTTGGAAAGGCTATTAATAGTGATCCAGAAAAGTACTTTACACCAGAAGTAATGCAGAAGCTTGAGCTTGCAGCTCAGACTGAGTTTACTTATGGTGGTGGAGCTATTACAGAAGAAGAAGAGATTGAATATGGAGATGATGACGAACAAGTATGAGGTAATGTTTAATCCTAATGAGGAAACAGCGCTCATACGTATTACTGAAGGAAAGTTTGCTAACTTTCTTTATCAGTACAAGCAGGTCTCTGTGGGTGATCTCGAAAGCGAAGAGAGTGAGATCAAACTATCATTTGAGTATGAACTAAAAGCAGCTCCGGAGTCTTATGTATATGAAGATGAAGAAGCAGATAAAAAAGAATTCGAACATACTATAGGTGATATCTTATACGATATTATCACTAATAGTGATAAAGTGAAGGAAGCAGTTAATGGAAGCAACGATACTAAGCAACCTGACTAAAGATGAAGAATACGCTAGGAAAGTAGTACCTTTTATAAAGGCTGAATACTTTCAAAATGTAGCTGAGCGTATTGTCTTTAATAAAATAAACAGCTACATGAATGAGTACAGTAATGTACCGAATGTGAATACTCTTCTTATTGAACTTAGTAATGATCAGACATTAGTAGAATCTGATTATAATGCAAGTGTACAGCTTATTGAGACGTTTAATAAAGAAGATACTGGTCATGATCGTCAATGGTTAATTGACCAGACTGAAAAGTTCTGTCAAGATAAAGCTATCTATAACGCTATTATGGATAGTATTCATATTATAGATGGTAAGAGTAAGAATAAAGCTAAAGATGCTATACCATCTATCCTATCCGATGCTCTATCAGTAAGCTTTGATAATACCGTAGGTCATGACTTCTTAAATGATTATGAAGAACGTTACGACTTTTATCATAGAGTAGAAGAACGTGTACCATTTGATTTGGAGTATTTGAACTCTATTACTAAAGGTGGTGTACCTCGTAAGTCGTTGAATATTATTCTTGCTGGTACTGGTGTTGGTAAGTCGTTAGCTATGTGTCACTTTGCTGCAACTAATCTTATGGATGGTAAGAATGTTCTCTATATTACTATGGAGATGGCAGAAGAGAAGATTGCAGAGCGTATAGACGCTAATCTAATGAATGTACCTCTTGATGATCTTATACAACTACCGAAAGAGATGTATAATAAGAAAATTGAAAAGATTAGAGAGAAGACTCCAGGTAGGCTCATTGTAAAAGAATATCCAACTGCAGGCGCTCATGCTGGGCACTTTAGACATCTAATTAACGAACTAAAGATAAAGAAAGGTTTTACTCCAGATATTATCTATATCGACTATCTGAATATTTGTGCATCGTCACGAATGAAAGGTATAGGTGGTTCGATCAATACTTACTCGTTAATTAAGTCTATTGCAGAAGAGCTAAGAGGTCTTGCTGTAGAGAAAGATGTTCCTATCTTTAGCGCTACTCAGACTACTCGTTCAGGTTATTCTAACTCTGATGTTGAGTTGACCGATACTTCTGAATCGTTTGGCTTACCTGCTACCGCAGACTTTATGTTTGCTGTTATTAGTACTGAAGACTTACAAAAGTTAAATCAAGTATTAGTTAAGCAATTGAAGAATCGATATAATGATCCTACCATTAATAAACGTTTTGTTGTTGGTGTTGACCGTTCACGTATGAGATTGTATGACGTCGAACAATCAGCGCAAGACGACATAATGCAAGAGCCTGAGTACGATGATACGATTCCTGTGTTTGATCGTGCGAAGAACGACAGAATCCCTAAAGATTTTAGTAATTTATTCTAACTCCTTGATTTAATTAGATATTTTTCTCCTTAGAAATCAACCAGTTACAAAAAATATGAAAAAATTTGTAACTGGTTGATTTGCATGGACTTTAAAAGTTGATCTTCTGAACTCATAAGCATATAATATATGTAAGAAATGAGGAGATCGACTATGACTAAATTTATTAAAGAAAACTTTCAGTGGGATGGAATGTATCTGATGTACAACGGTCCTTATGAAGGTTCTAAAACCATGGATGAAGTTCATCCTAACTGCCATCCTTCCTGGATTGGCAAGCAAAAGCCTGCATTCATTGCTCGATTCAAGTATGGACCTTACAAGCCCTGGAAGGCTTGGGTTAACTTCTTGGTAAAGAATGCAACTGTTGAACAATATCTTGAGCTGGAAGCTGCGGAGCACCCGGTGGGTGCAATGAGAGCTCTTGGTTATAGAGGTAAAGTATAATGAGTGCAATGAACGATTTGTGGCTAGAGATAGCTGATTTGATTGAGGCTGGTATGTCTGATTCAGATATATCAAACAGACTTCATATCGAAGTAGATTGGGTTAACGAAGTTCGTGCTGAGTACGAGAAAATTGAAGATGATGGGCAGCCTACCTGGGAACAAGAGTGGGCTGACTTTGGAGAATGCTATGATTAAGGTAGTTGTTGTCAGTGGTAAGAAAGTAATTAAGCAGTTTGAATATAACGAACGCAAAGACGATCATGCTTTTGAAAAAGCGTTTGTTGAAATGGATAGAGCTACCTGGGCGTTTGAACCCGGTAATATTATAGCTTTGTACCAGCATGGCAAGTGTCTTCGTCACTACTCAGATCCAGAACAAGGCTGGGTACATACCAACAATAATGGGATTTACAACTACAAATGAAAGCTTTGAAAGAAGTAACTAAATGGGATGTGACTTATAGTCAACCGAATCATACCTACTTGTTAGAAAATGATAAGGTAATAGGCTACAAGCCTTGGCATGACGGTGAGGCGGTCTTCTTTGACCGTCCTCTTAAATTAGACAGAAGGTATCGTAAGTTTATTGAGATTGAATACGAGGAAGTTCCTCGTAGCTTAGATAAATAATCTCATGGCATATGACTTCTTTCCAAAATCAGACGTAGAGATATCACAGCACTTGCAGACAGCGGATGCAAGAAAGACTGGTGATATCATTACTCTGTTTAAGTATCTTAAAAAAGAAACTAGGCTCGAATCACCGATCAATATCGATAAGCAAAAGCTCGGTATTGTTAATGTGTCAAGAGCTATTGATGGTACTTTATCGTTAGATCAGATAAAAAGAAACACAGGCATCAGCTCAGTAAATATTAAGTTTGGTAATGGTTCATCAGGTAACAGAGGTGTAAACAATAGAGGTAATCTATTCGAACCTCAATTTGCTGATGCATTACTTGCTTGGTGGAAAGGTGAGACAGTATCTAATCGCGAAATGTTAGACGCTATTGAGCATCTTGATAAAACGTATAACCTACGTAAAGGTAAAAAGCTTAAGATAGATGTCGTAGGTGGGGAGAATACAAAAAGACCTCTCGTGTTTTCACCTGACATTATGCTGACTAATCCAAAAGGAACTGGTAATAATGTTGGACCATCTGTAACAGATATTACTCTTACATTAGACGGTAAGGAAATATATCTAAGTCTTAAGCTAGGCACTACAGTAACGTTCTTTAATGTTGGTATACGAACCGTTCTCACTCCAGAAGAGATTAAGAGCTATAGTATTAAGAACCCCAGCGGTAAAAAGTTACTTAAGCTTTTTGGTATAGATGAAAAACTGTTTTGTGATGTCTTTAATGGTAGACTTGAAAGGGGTATGTCGAAAGTATCCAATGTAGATCGTGCTAAGATGCAGAAACTTCTTAAGTCAGGTATAGGTGAAGGCTATCATATTATACACAAACTGACAGGACGTATCTTATCTAAGAAGATGGATACAGCTGCATTGGAAAAAGCAGCACGTGTTAACAACGCAACCATCTATTATGGTGGTAAAACAGGAACAGGTAAACGAGTGGATATCGAAATGGAATCTGAGACCTATCGTTTTAAATTGAATATGAGAGATACTCAGGGCAAGGACGGTTATCCAACTCGACTAATGTGCGACTTTTCTTACAAATGAAATTCTCAAGCTTCCTAACAGAACAAAAGAACACTCACATGGAACATCTCGAAGACATGATCTTCAATGATGGTGTGGAGGGTGCAAGGCTTGCCATAACTTCTCTTCAGTCACTAAGAGATATGTTAGCAGGTAGAAGCAAGCAAGCTGTAAATGTGACGGTGAAATGGGATGGTGCACCAGCTATCTTTGCAGGTGTCGATCCTTCTGATGGTAAATTCTTTGTTGCTAAAAAAGGTATATTTAATGTCCGTCCTCAATTATTTAAAAGTGAAGCTGATATCGCTGCAGGCCTCTCTGGTGATCTTAAAAACAAATTTACGATTGCGCTACGGGAATTCTCTAAACTGGGAATCCGCAAAGGAGTGTATCAGGGTGATCTTATGTTCACTAAAGGAGATGTTAAGGTTATCAGTATTGGTGGTGAAAAATATTATAGCTTTCAGCCTAATACTATTGTTTATGTTATTCCTGTCAATAGTGCGCTTGGTAGACAGATAGCAAGAGCAAGTATAGGAGTAGTTTGGCACACAACCTATACGGGTAATAAAATTCAAAATATGAAAGCATCCTTTGGTAAGGGCATTGTTAATAAGTTTAAGTCTGTCAACTCTGTCTGGATGGATGATGCAACATATAGAGATGTATCTGGTAACGCTACCTTTACAGAGGAAGAAACAGCAGAAGTAACAGCGCTCCTCTCACAAGCAGGTAGCTTATTCAAGAAAGTATCCAGTCAAGCTCTTTCTACGATTCGTGATGACGAAGAGCTTAAACAGAAGATAAAGACGTATAATAATACATTCGTTAGAGCAGGTGAACCATTCCCTGAACCTAAAGCGCATGTCAAAGGTCTCTACGATTACATTACTGATTGGTATCAGAAAGAGATTGATAAAAAGAAACAAGAAAAAACTAAGCAAGAATGGATAGCAAGACGTGATACTGTACTCAAGAAAGTGTTCCAGAATACAGAAGATCTAGTTAACATATTTCGTTTAATGAATGTACTTGTTCAGGCTAAACAGAAAGTTATTGATAAAATGAATAACGCAAGTCGTATGGGTACATTCTTAAGAACAAACAAAGGTTTTGTTACTACTAGTCAAGAAGGCTATGTTGCTATCGATAGAGTAGGTAGAGCAGTAAAAGTAGTAGATAGATTAGAGTTCTCTAAAGCTAATTTCTCAAGCGATGTTTTGAAAGGCTGGCAGAAATAGTTATTATAAATAAAAGAAAATAATATAGTGCGTTAAGTCTAAGGAAAACACGCAATGAAGAAAGCAGTTATTGCTTGGGGTCGAATGAATCCCCCAACAATAGGACATCAGAAATTAGTAGATCGAGTTGTAATCACCGCTAAACGCGAACGTGGTGAACCAAGAATCTACCTTTCCCATACACAAAATCCAAAGAAAGATCCTCTCGTATCGCGAAAAGATTCAGATGGCTACTCGTGCATTTGGCCGAGTTGTTAAAGCATCTGGTTCACGCACAATAATCGAGTTAATGAAAGAACTTCAAAGAGACGGCTACAAAGAAGTAGTAATTGTAGCGGGCTCTGATCGTGTGCCTGAATATAAAACATTACTTAACAAGTACAACGGCAAAGATTACACGTTCGATAATATTAAAGTAGTAAGTGCTGGTGAAAGAGATCCTGATGCTGAAGGTGCAGAAGGAATGTCAGCTACTAAAATGAGGCAAGCAGCATCAAGCGGTGATGAGAAGTCTTTTCACACAGGTGCACCAACAGGTTTATCCAAAGCCGAAAAAACTAAACTGTACAACTTAGTTAGAAAGGGTATGCTCGTGGAAGAAATAGAACTGTTCTTAGAAAAAGTTAAGAAGAAAGCGGAAATAGATGATAAAGATATCTCTGATGCCGAGCTGAAAAAAGCTGTTGATCAAATGGAAGAAGAGTTTGACGAAGAAGAAGAGCAGTTTGAGTTCGAAGATAATGAAGAAGAGCAACTCGATGAAAGAGCTCCTCTAACTATACAGCAAAGACTTAAGCGTTCAAGACAGATGAAGCGTCTTGCACCAAAGATGAAACGTCTTCGTCAAATTAAAAAGTTTAGAATGGCTCCAACAGAACGTCTTCAAGCACGTGCACGTAAGTTAGCTAAGAATATTATTCGTAAGAAGTTTGCCGGTGCCAAAGGCGGTCAATACGCTAGTCTTTCGCCGTCTCAGAAAATTACTATTGATAGATTAGTAGCTAATAAGACAGCTGTAATTGAAAAGCTTGCTAAAAGACTTCTTCCAATGATGCGTAAGAAAGAGATCGAACGTATCAGACAAGCACGTAAGTCTAAGACAGAAGATTATCAAAAGATTATACAAGGTGTTGAAAGTTTATTTGAAAGGACTTCAACCCGTCAAGATCCAGATATAAAAGATAGAGAAGGTACTCAACCAGCTCGTTATCATTCAGGTCTTTCTAAAGCAACTAAAGCAGCTAGAGATGCTCAGTTTAAAAAGCAATCTAAGATGGCATCTGACAATCCTGCTGCGTATAAGCCTGCTCCAGGAGACGCAACAGCTGAAACAAAGCCAAGTAAGTATACTAAAAAGTTCAAGGACTTGTTTGGTGAAGCAAA